CGACATGTTCGCCAAGCAATGGGAGGCCAAGCGCACAGCCCTGACCGAGGCCAAGGTGGCTGCCGTGCTCAAGCGTCGTCATGCCACGGCGAAGGGCAAAGAAGCGGTCAAGGGGGCCATTCCGAAGTTCATCCAGGCCATCAACCGGGGCGAACTCAACAATGACATCATTGCGCAGGACATTGCCGAGAAGTTCGGCTTCCAGAAGCTCACTGATGACGAGAATAAGAAGCTCGAAACGCTGGCCAAAGAGCTTCAGGAACCGAACATATCGGTGCATGACCGGCGTGCCAAGACTGATGAGATTGTCAAGATCATTGCCCGTAAGACGGGACTCTCTACGGCTGAGATTCTGTCAGCTTGGTGGGTGACTTCTGTGCTCTCCGGCCCACGGACCATCTTCACCATTGGCATGGCCTTCCTGAGTGGCGGGTTCGAGGTCTTCACGCATGCCACAGCCACGGTCATCAACGCGCACCTGCAAGGCAGACGCTCTGAGGGCACGGCGGCAGCCATGCAATCCATCACCAACTACTTTAAGTCATATCCACGAGCAGTGCAGTTGGCATGGCAATATGTCAGGACTGGTGACAAGAACCTGCTGGCCGACTCGGACCCGGCCTTCATGCAGTTCTTCGACACCGGGCGCAACAACCCGCAGTCCATCGGCTGGCGCATGACACAGAGCAAGAACCCGGCCACACGCATGCTGGGGCGGTTCATGCACTTCTTTGAGAAGATGCTCACAGCAGGGGACTTGTTCAACTCTACAATCACACGTCACGGCATGCTGCCAACGGCGATGTTCATCAACAGCAAAACCTATGACAAAGCGCGGGTGGCGAGTGAAACTGATCTGTCGAATTACCGCAAGGAAGCTCTCGCCAAGTGGTGGGGTGGTGAAGAACCTAAAACGTGGCAGCAGCAAGCACTCGTCACACGGCAGTCCATTGATCTGATGGAAGCCGTGCTGGCCAAGTATGCCAATGTCCTTGAAGATGCCAATTTCGTGGCTGCGCAGGGGGCCATGACCCTCAACCCTGAAGGCATCGGCGGGAAGGGATACCGGGCCATCCGTGGCATCGCCAACCGGGCAGAAACGTCGTCAGCCAAGGCCGTGAAAGCAGCCAGCATGTTGAAGGCTGAAGAGGTCGGCAAAGTCAACAAGATGACCCAGCAGGCCATTGCCTTCCTTTACCATTTTGCCACGCACCAGATGCTCAACCTTGGCGGTCTCCGGTTTGCCCGGTTCGCTGGGAACAAGCTCAACCAATCCATCGGGTTTGTGCCGTTGCTCGGGCTGGCCCGTCTCTACGAAAAAGATTATGCCGGTCAGATCAAGAGCCAGGCCATCATCAAGAACCAAGTCATCGGTGCTGTCATTGCCATGGTGGGCATCACCATCTTGAAAGCGGTCTCAGATGAGCCGGATGACGAGAAGCGCGGCTGGGGCATTGAAGGCTCATGGGCTGGTCTCTCTGCCGACAAGATCAAGCAACTGATGGCGGCAGGCCGGAAGCAGAACTCAATTCACTTCGGTGAGCACACATTCAATTATGCCAACTGGCCGGTGTCCAGTGTGCTCGCTGCCTTCGGGGCCATGGCTGACCGGATCAAGTACAACCCCAAGGACTGGAAAGAGGCCACGAGCCCCGAGGTGGTTTACACCGGGCTGTGGGCTGCCATGACCTCGACGTTCGACACCACCGCGCTGTCTCAGCTTTCCGAGATTCTGGGCAGCAACGTTCACTCGCGTGACCCGGTGGATGCCTCCATTAAAAAGGTCTCACGAGTGTTCGGCAACTTCGCAGGCGGTTTTGTTCCTCGCGTGTTCAAGGACATTGATCTGATGGGTGACGGCAAACTGCGGAAATACGAAGGCTGGGAAAACTTCGCCAAGGAAGTGCCTTATTACCGGCGTTATGTGGGTGGCCCTTTGCTCGACATTTTCGGCAAGCAGGTCGAGGTTAGCCGCACCCCGTGGAGCCGTGAATACCAAGCCCAGCCCGAAGCACGGGAATACCGTCTGCTGGGCCAGCTCGGCAGCCGGGGCCTGTGGATGACTCCGGCTGATCCTGGCAACCGTCGTGTGGGTCGAGGGAAGCGGTCCCGTGAGATGACCGATGCCGAGCAGAAACGGTTTGTCACCATTGTGGGGGACAAGTACCGTGAGGTGGTCCTGAAACATGGAGATCGACTCACCAAGATGCCTTTTGAAGCCGCCAAGGACATGCTGGGCAAACTGACCGCCCAAGCCCGTGACCGGGCCGAACGGGCAGCCTTGGTCACACCAGACACACAACCATGAAAGCACCCCGCCACGAACACATGATGCCCCAAGGGGGCTGGAGATACACGGACCCGCTCACGGGAGTGGTCATTCAAGACAACCATCTGGGTGCGGTGCTGGACCGTGTGCGCCGGGCATGGATTGCCAACGAGATTGACCCGCCTGCCATGTGGGAGGAGATGATCAAAGATCAGATGTGCCAGCAGAACCCTAGCCTCGACTGTCTCGAAGTGGGGGAGATTGAGCGTGTGATCTCACTCGATGACATCTGGCGCTTTGCCAACACGGCCATGAAGTGGCTGCAAGGAGGTGGCCAGTGGGTCTCCAAGGACGAGTCAGACCGTCGTGCGGCCATCTGTGCAGGCTGCCCTCTCAACGTCCATGTTGACGGCTGCTGGGGCTGCCGTGGTGCCATCAAGTGGCTGGCCGAGCGTGTCGGTATGCCACCACCCACCACCAGTGACGACAAGCTGCAAAGCTGCAAAGCCTGCGGGTGCTACAACAAGGTGGCCGTCCACATGCCAGTGGAGGCCATGGACATCACGGGGGTGGAGTTTCCCGAGTGGTGCTGGAAGAAGCCGGATGTTGTTTGATGTATCGCCAGCCGGGTATTTTACTCTCAACCTGTCTGAGATCGAGGTTGTACCAATACCACCGGGAATAAGAGTCAGGTTTCATCAGCTTAACGGGTCTTCTTCCGCCACCTCAACAGGTGCTTTCACAGGTGCTTCTTTCATCGTGATCCACCCAGGCCCAGCCACCTTGAACCCGGCAGCGAGGACATCGGCCTTCAGCGGGCTCAGGTCATTGCCCACGAACCCCACGTCCTTGGCCAGATCGGTGAGACGGTAAGACCCACGGGCCAGTTTCATCTCAATCTGGGAGGACAGGAAGCTCTTCTCGGGTTTCGGCTCAGGCTTCAAAGGTTCTTCCACCGGCTTCACCACAACCACTGGTTTGCCCTTCTTCCCGCCAGCCGTCACCAGCGTGCGCAGGGAGTTGTCCTTGCAGCCATGCACCAGCACCGCCGTGGCAGGCGCCAGACCCCCACGATGGCGTACCAGTTTGTCTGTGGGCATTGGCACACATGTGATGCCCTCTGGGGTCATCTGATAATCATGGGTATTCCACATGTCCGCGATGAGTTCGCTATTGGTCCACCCCACGGTCTTGATGCCACCACGGATGTAAGTGTCAAAGTTTTCCTTGGGGTTGCTCGATGGCGGGTTGCCCAGATCCTGGATGAGCGGACGAATGGCCTCATCCTTGTGCATGTATGGTGGGTACACACCGACAGCCATCATGTATTCCTCGTTGGGCTTGTACACCAACTGGCCGTTCACGTTGAAAGGCAGTGGGACGATATTACCGTAGCAAGGCATGCCCTTGGCCCGGTAGTCGTTCTGGATGAGATCGAGCCAGCCGGACACCAGCGGGGACGAGTCCACCTCCAGCCACAGGAACGGGTCTGGGTTCTGAGTCCTGCCCAGATTGAATACAGCGCCGAAGAACAGGATGCCGCCGTCCATGGGCATACCGTATTCAGGCTCATAGAGAGACTGGACCACATCCACATCAGCCATGAGAGGTTTCAACCGTTCGGCTTGCCCATGCACCTGTGAGAGCACCGAGGGGGTGGAGAAGAAGAAACAGTTGTGCTCGGAGAGACCACCGAAGTGAATCAGGGTGTCGATGAGGTTCGGGAGCGCGTTGATGTCGTGACGGGAGACGGGGATGACGAGTTTCATGCTTGGATTTTATATGGTGCTGACGTGTTGGCGAAAACGAGACTCTGTGGTGCCCGTTTAGGGAGTTGGCTGAGAGGGTTGTCTTTCCAAGCAGTTTCCGGCTGTCTCTTCATGGTTGAAAATCCTGTTTGGAGAAAAGCATCAGAGGCTTCTTTTTGGCTATTGAAAATAGGCCCCCAACGAAGGCCTTCCTCATCAGAGAATTGGAAAATGATAGCACCATTCTCCAAAGTTTTTTCTTGGATGTATGTTTTAAAAATGGTGATTTTAGCGCGGACTCCATCGGGTGTAAAAGTAGGATCAACACCCGCAATTTGGAAAAGGGGCTGTCTGGCCCCGGTGATCTCCATGGCCGCAGCACATGCAGCCCCGGCAATGAGTTTGAAGATGGATCGGCGGTTCATATTTTCTGTCCGGCGTTTTGCATGGCGAGTTTATACTTGGAACCGCCCATGTCAATGTTACTGAAAAAGGAAGGCACACGCTCAAAGTTGTGCCGCAGCACGGCAGCACGGGCCTCCACGACTGTCGGGAATCTCTCGCGCTGATTCCGTGACAGCACTGAGGCAGCGGCTTCAATGTGCTGCTGGGTGGGTTCACCGGGGAACTGCCAGCCACCGGGGGGCACGACTGACGGGTTGATGTCCTTCACGTCGAGGGTGAACTTCATCTGGTGCTCGCCGGAACCGCCGATGTCCGGCAGCAGGCAGTCGCCAAAGCCACAGAACACACCATTGGCGCGTCCGAACACGCAGTCCGGTATCCACAGGCAGGTTTCCTGGATTGACCGGTGCTTGAGCCCTTCATTGATGGCATTGGCACAAGACTGGTTGCCAATGAAGAGTTCAGACCCGGCGATGAGTTCTGCCGTCTCCAACATGTTGCTGGTGGGGGTGAACTCGATGTTGCCGAACTGAGCGCAGAACTGATGGTGCTCATGGGGCAGTCCAATGAACAAGAGCCGGTCTCCATAGTGCCGGACCACATCAGACCATGAGAAGAAGTCATTTCGGTACCGCTCAGTGCGGTTGATAACGATTCTTCCCTTGGTGAGGGGTGACGGTGTGACCTCCAGCCACGGCTCATCGAGTGAGAAGTCACGGCCAATCCCATGGACCCTGATGAGGTTGTTCAAGTGGGCCTGCATCAGGGACTCGCCGGGGGCGAAGAACAGACCATTGTCACGGAACCGTTCGCTGGCCCAGTCCACAGGAGTGGTGGACTCAATGATCTTCACATCGGCAATGTATGACTGCTTGACAGCGAGAGGAGCGATGAGGTCATAGAGCCTCTGGATGTCCTGTGGAGTGCGGTATTTGGTGCTGTTGCCGTAGCGCAGACAGAGCGTGTGTGGGCCATCAGGGACCTGACGGATCACTCCGAGGAGAAAAATAGCGTCGCCCAGATCCCCGATGGTGCTGACGGAAAGACTCATATTTTAGCAGTTTTCAGGGTCAAATTCAAACTCGTCAGGGAACCACACCATATTGCCTTTGATTGGCTTCCTGAGTGTGAAAGGGTTCTTGCAATGGGCACACGCGGACTTGGCACCTTCAGAGACCAAGTGGTCCCCGGTCATGTGTTCAAGGGCAACCGTGGCCAAGCAGCAACGGAGAACACCGGGGACCGAGATTCGGGTCTCTCTGACATTGACGGGTTTGCTCATGGCCGGTTAAAAAGTGATTTGTTGCAGGCGTGAGCCAGGTTGCCGGACTCAATGGATGGAGGCACACCAGGGCAATTTGGCCGGTATCGCCAGAATGGCAGATCAGGATTGGGCTTGTAGCCAGCAGGCCGGGGCTTGTCCGTCCAGCCATCGAGCCGCAGGGCAAGCCGGAGAACGAACAGGGTGAACTTGATGAAGAGGGGTTTCATTTTCCGTCAGCACGAAGGCCAGTGTTTGGGATGACCTGAACACACCGATCATCCCAGAGTTCGACCATCCCAAAATCTTTGAAGCAGGTGACTGTCAGCCTTGGAAGGCCCACGGACTCAAGCCACTGGTGGATGGTCTCAATGACGAGCACAGACTCTGTATGCTCTGGGGTGCCCACAGGGTAGAGCATGCGAAAAGCTCGGGCAGTGAAAATGCGGACATCTCGCCTTTCGTTGAGCCAGAGCTTCACTCGGTCAACCATTGGTTGAATGGGCAGCCCAATGTGTTCAATGCCTTGCCAGCCGCTGTACTCGGCCAACGTTCCGTCGAGATCGACACCAATCCATCCTTGTTGTGTGCTCATATTGTGAAAAGTTTTCCGCAGCGTCTGCATGGCATGTTGCACATGTGAAAGGGCATGCCGTCTTCAGAATCTTGGTAGTCGTGGTAATCCTTCTCACCCACAGACATTTCACAGACAGCCGAGTCTGACCAGTGCATGAAAGCCAAGAAGGTTTTCCAAAGTCGTTTCATACCTCAAACCCTTTCCCCGGCAGCACGATGTTCATCAGTCCTTGCTTCTTGTCCTTGTGGAACAGCACGGCCTTGTCTCCAACGACAGCCAGATCACGCGGGAACTCATGCAGTGTGACATCGCCTTTCTCATCGTAGGTGCCGTAGCTGTGGCGGATCAGATCGGTTCTGCCAATAAGGTGGGGATGCTGGCGCACAATGATCTCATCAAACCCAACGTGTTTTTCACTGACTGGGGTGTGCTCATAAGCGTTTGGACCCTGGACGCCAATACCCGCAAACACGTCGTGCGGCGGATTGAACTGGAGTGGGTAAAGGTACTCCTTGCCCTGCCGGTAATACTCATCAGTGAGAGCCTGAGCCCACCCCGGTTTGAGAGGCACGCAGTCGGCTTCAATCCAGATGAAGGGTTTGCCTTTCATCAGGCCAGCCACCCAGCGGAACGAGTCATTGGCGTTCTCGGGGTAAACCATGCCAGCAGGTTCTTCGAGCCGTTGGAACTCATGGATGACGGTGCCATCGAGTTCGAGGCAGAACCGGGCCAACCGTTGAACGGCTTCGGCCTCATGCGGAGCTTGGTGGATGACGACGGGGATGGTGTTCACAGTTTTTGAAAGATAATTGCCAACTGGGCCAAGGCCCCGTTCATGGTCTGGTCAAACTCCCGGTCATCGAACCGGTTCCACTGGTAGCCGTCAAGCTCAGTGCGCAGGTCCACCAGAGTCAGGCCAGCCTGCTTGCCGAGCTGGCGGATTTCCTTGTAACCGAAATGACGGTGGCTCTTGGGCTGCACTTCAAGGTTTAGGATGTCCCATGAGGTCTTGTGATCGTGGTTGAACTTGGCCGGGTTCGGGGAGCCGTGCTTGAAATCATTCCACTTCTCGTAACAACTGTAAAGTGGAACCAAAATATAGCAAAAGCCTCCTTCACGAAGGACTCGGGACCAGTTGCGAATGGCCATCTCGGGGTCCGAGAGATGTTCGAGGCAGTGGGCGCTTACAATCACGTCGAACATCTTGTCTTCAATCGTTGCAAGAAGTGTGGCATCACCGTCTTCAATATCCCAGCCTCGAACGGTTGATGGTGGTGGGATTTTGATGGGGTCCGGCCCGCAGCCAATATCAAGTACCTGACCTTTGATCCATTCGTAGTCACCAGCACGCAGACGGGCCGGGTGTGATTTGGTCATTTCGTCCATGTTGTACATCTAACCTTGACGCCTCCCCACCGTCAAGCATATTTACCACATGGCAGATGAAAAACCGTTGTCCCGGCAGCGCCGGTGGCAGATTGCACAGAGAGCAAAAGGCATGTGCCCGTACTGCGGGCAGCCGTCTGAAGCTGGCTACGACTCAGGCTTGTGCAGGAGACACCGGGATGCCAACACCGAGAGGCAGCGTGAGCGCAAAGTGACACGGTTTCTGCGAGAAAATGATGATGGGGAGGACGATTGACATGGAGATGACTGAAGAGTTTTACAAGGTTCATGTGGCATTTGAAGAGGCCAAGAACCCGACCACGCCCAAACCGCAAAGCGTGCCGCTGCCTGATTTCCGCGCCCGCCTGCGCAAGACGTGGGGCAGCCGTGTGTTCAGTGATGCGGAGGTGGATGAGATGCGCGAGGCGGATCTGCATCCCATATCCAATGAGCCACCATCTTAGCGTAGCCCGTACCCCCAGCCCCCGTCATCACCGAGCACCGTCACAGTTTCACGCGGCGCACGGGCATTGAGATCAATAGCAGGGAACAGCCCATTGCTCTTGGCAGCCACCACACGTTTGGCCGAGGTCTCGGTGCTGCTCAGACCGTGCTTCATGCGGGCCATGTGAAGGCACAAAAAGCACGAATCTGCGATGTCAGGTGACTTCTTGGTACGCAGCTTCATGTCATCTTTGCTCTCCACCTTCACAACACCGCTGACTTCTTCATACGTTCGCGCAACCATCTCAGTCACAATGTCAGGCTGTAGCCCTTTGAGCTGGCCCGAGCGGATGAACTCACGCCCCACATACCAGAGTTCGCTGACCATGTTGCGGAAGCGTTTGTTGCCCGGTCTGGGGTCACTCTTGGAGACAGGCCTGTCTGAGGCTTTACCACCGAACCCCACGTTAAGGGCACCATTGCCAAGATCACGGGCAATCAGTGCGCCGAATGGCTCACCACCCCCGGTGCCGTCAAACGCGAGATCACGCACGTCCACACCATGCTCATCGAGATGCTTCTTGGTGAGCTTCACCACCCACTCACTCTTGGATGTGGAAGTGTTGGTCATATCGAGGTCGAGGATGTAGAACTTGACCACCTCAAACACTTTCTGCACCAGCCCGGTGTCTGGTGACTGGGCCATACCCACCTTGCCGATGGTGAGGACTGCCCTGTCACCTCCATGAGTGAAGGCGGGGTCAAGGCCAGCCACCATCTTGGGCGGACTGATCCAGGTCTTGACCTTGGCGTCAGCACGCCATTTGATGATCTCAACCTCGGAGTAGATAGAGTCCACGTTGCCAGTGGCCGACCACCAGCCACGGATCTGCGAATAATAGATGGGGGTCTTGGAACCGAGCCCACCGAACTGGTTGATGTTTTCGAGCGTGAGAAGGCCCTTCCAGCGTTCGACCCCGGCCACCACGTTGGGTGACTTTTCACCGTCATACCGCAGGCAGTATCCACGGATGCCGAACGGCTCGATTTCTGTTTCCCACTCCAAACTGTTTTCATCAACTGTGTGCCAGCCGTTGACCGGTTTGGAGATGACACCACCGGGAGAATAGTAGCTGGTCGGGTTGAAGGCTGCCAGCAGGTACAGCTCGGCATTGGCCGACAAGTTACCGAAGATGGTGTTGACGAGGCTGTGTTCAAGCGTGTCAAACTCATCACCCACCACGATGAACACGGGGGCCTTGGTTCCCTGAATCTTGTCTGCGGATTCTTTGGCGCTCCCCTTGTCCCCAGCCACAAGAGTCAGGCCACGCAGGTCATGCTTCACCCCTTTGTCTTCATAACGGATGGTGTTCTTAGAGTCCATCAGTTTGCCTGGCAGGTTCTCTTCACCCCCGAAGAACTTGGAAAGGTGCTGCCAGATCAACTTGATCTTGCCCCACACCTTTTGCTGGGCTGCGGAGACCGTGGTGGATGTGACAATCACTTTGGTATTTTCTGGGTCGAGCCAAAACATCATCACACCGATCATTGATATAATATCAGTTTTTCCACTACTCTTGTGTCCCGCCAAGGATATGATTTTTTTAGATTTTAAATGCTTCATCACCCTCACCGCATTCGGGTTCCACTCGAAATAATAGATGCCCTTGGGGTCACCAAAAATGCAGCGCACCAACCGGCAGAAGTGCTCACCCCATGGCAGCATCTTGAGGCCGGGATTCTCTTTCTGGAACTGCTCATATCGCACGAGCATATTGCGCTCAATGGCCCAGTTGGGAATGGGCACCAGTTTGCCATTGAGATCACGCACCGGGTTCCACGAGAGACCGTATTTCACCACTTTGAGATTGTCGGCTGCGCTCATAGGTTTTTCAGTGATCTCTTTCTCCAGCGGGCGGTGCTGGGCCGCACCCCGAACTCAGCAGCGATCACATCAATCGGTTTTGTCCAGTCCACGGCCTTCCACTGGTCCAAGGTGGTGTAACGTTTGATGGCACCCCGGCGAGCCCGCAGCCGTTCATTGGCAGCCTGCCGGTGCTCAGGGCAGAGCGGGGAGTTGTTCTCCGTGGGGTTCCCACACACGGAGCACCGTCTCAAGGTGANCTGTTTCTCCTGCCAACGCTGCTGCCGGGATTTGGGTTTTTCGGGTGATGGCATTGGAAATGTCAAAATGATAGCTTGACGTTATGCTTAATGCAACCAGTTTGCATTACTCGACCCTGTGATCAACATAAACGCAACTAGGTTGCTAAAGCAAAGCATTTGCATTAAAACTGCGAGATGGACAACAACCCCAATTCCTCTTTAGCGATGGCAAGCTCCATTCCAGACGTGCTGGATGAGCAGGACAACATCATTGAGCGGGGGCGAATCAAGAACCCGGCCCAGCTCTCAGGGGCCTACCAGTATCTCTTCACATCTGACCTCGGATCTTCCCGTGCTCGGGCCAAGGTGCAGAGCCAGGTGGACGGAGACCCGCCATTCTCATCCGATCAGGACCGGCTGCTCGGTCTCGGGGGCCGCACCAACGCCAACTGGGGGTATGCATCCCAGTCCCAGCAGGACATCGAACGACCGTACAATGATGTCTTTGACAGCATCGACGTGTTCGGCACCACACCACTCCGAGCAGGGTTTGCAGACGAACTCACCCGGCAGCAGTGGGCACCGATCATCGCAGAGGAGATTTCCCGCATGATCCGCAACTGGCCGAAGTTCACGTACAACCGGCTGCTGTGTGTCCACCTTTTCACCATGTTCGGTGTGGCCTTCACTTATCGGGAGGACAAGTTCGACTGGCGGTTCAAAGTGACATCCCTTCAATGGCTCAAGGTTCCCCGGCGCACCGAGGCCACCATTGAAGACCAAGATTTCTTCTGTGCTCGGGTTTACATGTCCCCGGTCGAACTGCAAAAGAAAATCAAAGACCCCGTGGCAGCAGAATTGGCCGGTTGGAACGTGGAAGCGGTCAAGTCAGCTATTGAAGAGACGGCCCAGCCGACAGCCATTGACACGTCGAACCCCGAGACCTTGCAAGAGACTGTCAAAGATCAGGATTACTTCAGCGGGGCCGGTGCTATCACCGTGGATCTCGTTCACGGCTGGGTCCGTGAGATGGACGGCTCGATTTCCCACGTCATTGGGCGCTACGACGGCGAAGGTGATTTCCTCTACAAATGCGAGGGCATGTATGGCAGCATGAGTGAGTTCGTGACCGCCTATACCGATGGGGTTGGGTCCAACGGTGATTTTTACTCCATCCGAGGCAACGCTTGGCGGGGTTTTAACAGCAGTCTTTATTTGAACCTGATGACCTGCAAGGCCGTGGATATGGCCAACTGGTCGTCCACTCCTCACATCAAGGCCACTGATGAGGATGCTTTGATTGACACCCTGATCCGTCCGGCAGGTCCGTACAACCTGATCTCATCGCAGGCCGAGTTCGTTGAAATTGAGCATGTGCCTTTCCAGCAGAACCTGATCCCCATGATCCAAGAGATCAAAGGCATTTTTGGCATGCGGTCTCGGCAGGCCGGGGGCTCTCAACGCTACACGGGCGGGGCCACCCCAAGAACCGCTGAAGAAGTCAAGACCGAAGCCGCCATTGACGGCCAACTGACCACAGCAGGGATGGACTTGTACTTCCTGTCTTGGCTCAACGACTTCAAAGAGATTGTCCGTCGTGTGTGTAGCCGTGATCTGTCAGCTTCTCATCCAGGTGGGGCGGAAGCTTTTAAGATGCGCAAACGGTGTCTGGAACGCGGTGTGCCCATCGAAGCCATCTACAACGTGGATGTTGACGCCATCGAGATCAACCGGGGTGTCGGCAAAGGGTCCGCCCAAGAACGTCGTGCGGTGTTCAGCCAGCTCATGCCGAACATTGGCAGTTATGATCCCAAGGGGCAACAAATTCTCCTTCGCCAATACACGGCCTCGCTGGCAGGGACCAGTTTCGCCAACTTGCTCGTCCCACCGGAACCCGGCACCCGGCCACCCGTGGACGTGCAGATCGCCAACATGGAGAACGCTCTCATGTCACTGGGCCAGCCAGCCACCATTGAGCCGAACCAAGACCACACGGTCCATGTGGCCACCCATCTGTCCAAGCTGGCCGAGATCAACGGGGCTCTGGCCAACCAGCAGATGGAGTTCGCCCCGGCCATCCAGTTGCTCGGTCCCATCTGGCGTCACACCACCGAGCACATGGCTTACATCGACCAGAAGAACCCGCTGTACAAGCCCTTCAAGGAAGCCTTGTCCCAGATTGAAGAAGTGGTGGTCAACGGTGAGAAGAAGCTCGCAGCCGAGGCCCAGCGGGCACAGGAGAACCCTGAAACCGCTACCGGGGATTCTGAGCAAACACCGCTCGCGGTGCTGATGCAGTCCGTGGATGCCGGTGCCAAGCTCGACATCATGGCCAAGCGCCAGCAGTTGGGCTACGAGGCTCAGAAGAATGATCTCGACCTGAAGAAAAAGCAGCAGGATCTCGCGTATGGCGATGCCAAGAGAGCCCAAGAATTGAGCCAAGCCACCACCCAGAAAGCAGCATGACATTATGACAGAAGAAACCCAAGCCTTCAGGCAGAAACCCGAGTACCGTGACAAGCTGGCCGAGCTGCTGGCAGACCCAGTGATGCAACTGGCCATCAGCATTATCAAAGGGGCGGCGGTCCCCAAGCCGCCGAACCCGCAGGAGGTCTCCGCACTGGCTGACATTGTGTTTGGCCGTCGTTACATGCTCATGAGTGGTGTGAACCAAGGGTTCATTGATCTTGAGATGCTGACCAAGCCCGTTGTGGCCGGTGAGACTGACAACAGTCTGTTGTCCAAGGCTTACGATCACACCGTCCCACCCCAGTTCCGTGAACAACCCAAATGCTAAACACCATGCACCTGCATAATGTCCTCCGTCAAGAAGCCTCCTCCGCTGAAGCCGCCCCCGGCGCTACTGATACCGGTGGGGATGGAGGAGAATCCAGTTTCTTTGATCAGATCAAGGCGGCTGAGGACCATCCAGCCAACATCCAGAAGAAGGCTGCTGCCACTGCTGACCCAGCGGCCAAGGTTGCCAAGAAGCCTGACCCCAAGGCTGCCGTGGCTGAGAAGGCCGCCAAGAAGGTGGACAAATTGGCCGAGGTCACAGAGGAACCTGAGCCGGAGGAAGCTGAAGCTGAGAATGCTGAAGACGAACTCCCACCTGAAGGCAAAAAGGAGGGTGAAGAAGGTGAGAAGCAACTGACCCGTTGGAACCAGCTCCGCAAAGAGGAAAAACGTGCCAAGGAACTCGACAAGACCGTGGCAACATTGAAGAAAGAGATGGAGGATCTGCGCAAGAACCCCATCTCCAAAGAAGTGCAGGCCGAGCTGGAGAAGCACCGGGAGCGCGAGGCCATCTTCGAGGTGGAACGTACCAAAGAGTACAAGGAAAATGTCACCGCCAAGCTGGCCAAGGCCGAAACAGGGATCACCGAAATCTGCAATGAGTTCAAGCTCGACCCTGACAAGATGTTCGAGGCCATGCGTGAGATCACCGACTGGAAGCGTCAGGTGGCCATCGACAAGCTCATTGATGACGCTGACAACGTGCCATCCGCCATCAAGGCATCCCTCTACAAGCAGGCTGACCAGTTGCACGAAGGCTGGCTCAAGGGCAGCCAGATGAAGTCCAACGCGGCCCAACTCAGGGCAGCCCACGAGGCCAAGTCCGAGAAGGCCAGCACCGAGCAGACCTACGAGCAGCAGCAGACATGGCAGAAGGCCGTGGCAGCCAGCAAATCAGTGATGGAGAAGAAGATTGCCCCCATCATCAAGGGTATGCCCGAAGCCGAGCGCAAGGAGTTCTTGGACTCGCTGGACAACGCACAAATCTCTGACGACCCCGAGGAGCGGGCCATGCAGGCCCACGGGCTTGAGGTGGCCGCAGTCGTCACGAAGGCCCTGATTGCCGAGAGAAAGACCGTGGCTGAACTGAAGAAGACCGTGGCCAGCCTCACAAACGCCCGCCCAGGGGCCAAGCAGACCAGCAGCACTGAGGATGATGACCCGAACGCCATCACTGATGAGGACGACTTCTTCAAGAAGGTCCGTATGGCTGATGACTTCCGCCGTCGTTGATCTGACATTACATAACCCGTCAACTATAAAACCCACTCTTGCGAAGGAGTGGGTTTTTTCATAACATCACCCCGAGTTTAAATTCCGTGCTTACCGGACTGGCGTGACTCACCAGTGGAGAAAGCGACAATGAGCCTAAAGGAACCCGCAAGGGTTTGGTCGGCTGCTCACCGGTCGTGTTAGAGGCTTCTGCACCGCAGAGGCATGTCTCTTGTCACGCCCGAGCATAACGCCCCGACTGTGAACGAGAGGTTTCCACACCATCCCCTTCATCACCCACCTTTATGGCTACCATCGGTCAAATCTTCGCCTCAGACGCATCCCGTCTTGAGGGTCAAGTCTATCAGAAAATGCGTGAGACTGGTCGTGTCTCGATGCTCATGGAGAAGCAAAACTTCCCTGACGGCATCGGTTACAACCCGTCCACTGTGAGCACGCTGCGCTCTGGCATTGCCGGTGGCTCCGGCTGGACCCGTGTGCAGTCTCCTGACCAGCCCACGAACAACTGTCAACTCACCCCCGGTGTTGTCACTCCCGCTCGTCTCATCCAGAACTACTACGTCGAGCAGAACCAGGTCATGTCCTCGGACATCTGTCTTACCGATGGCCGGTTCTCCTATGAATGGGAAGAACAGGTCACTCAGACCAAGCAGAACTTCGTCGGCAACATCACCGATCTCTGGGAAGACCGTTCCAAGTACTGGTTTCAGTATTGGGCCAACAAGGTGGTCTTCAACAGCTCAGCTACCATCACCACCGGCACCGCGTTCACCAACACCCCGGCCACCTACATTGCGAGCCAGAGCCTGCTCTACAAGCTCTACAACCGTATCATGCAGGACGGTGGCGGTGTGAAGCCCTATGCGTTCAGTAATGGTGCAGCCCAGCTCACCCTGATCTGTTCCGCTGAGGCCAGCCAGAACATCATCCAGAATGACGCGGCTGTCCGTCAGGACATCCGCTTCGCTCAGATGGGCAAGGACTCCGGCGCGATGCTGCTCCAAAGCTGGGGCATTGACCGTGCCTATGGTGGCTACATGCACTGCATCGACTACCGTATGCCCCGCTACAACTTCGTGGGTGGTACTTATGTTCAGGTGCCTTATTACATTGACGGCCCTTCGTCCATCGGTGGCCCAAGCCAGATCGTCAATCCTGACTACGACAGTGCCCTCTATGAGGTCATGTACATCTGGAATCCGAAGGCCGTCATCCGTCAGACGCCGAAGCCGAAGAGTTCCCTCGGTGCTGGCACCAGCTTCAAAGCCGTCAACTACAACGGCGATGTCATCTGGGCCAACATCCCGAACAAGGAGACCAACCTGTTCAACTCCATCGGTGTTTACGCTGCTGACCTCATGGCTGCCTTCAAGCCCACGGTGAACAGCCAGTACGCCTTCGCCATCATGGTGCTCCGCTGCCCTGCCACGGTCGGCAACACCTGCCCCAGCTATTGATCAAAACTCCTGACAGGTAAAACACTTGCGCGAGCCCGTTTGCAGACCACTCTGTGACGGGCTCGCTTTGCAAACACTCAATTCTTTCTGATTATGAAAATGAAATTCCCAGAGATGGCCGAAGAGGAAGACGAAGAAGCCATGCCAGCCGAAGAGGAAACCATGGAAGGCGACGAGCCCGAGAGCGCCGAAGAGAAGGCCATGGAAATGGAAACTCCCGGTGCCGAGGCCGCCGAAGCCATGAGCATCCCACTCCCCGAGGGTTTCCAGCCCCCAGAAGGCACCAAGGACGGCGACACATTCGAGATCATCACCAAGGCCAAGGTCAAGGATGGGCGTCTCATGTTTGAATCGTTCGACGGGCAGCCGACCAAGGGTGCCTCAGAAGACTCCGATGAGAGCGACGCCATGGCCGAGGAAACCCTGCGCCAGGCTGTCAAAGCAGGAGGGCTGCGAGGCTAATCTGTCATGGTCACAATTCCTTACTCCCCCGCTGCCATTGCTGCCACAGTGGCAGCCCTTGGCGGTGAGAACATCGCCAATGACGATTCACAGATTCTCAAACAGATCCTCGTCATTGCAGCCAACCTGATCTCTTAATTTCCCTATGTCCCAGATTGCCTCAGACGCCAAGATTTCCAGCGCCATGTCCAAACTGGGCATGACTGCTCCGCTGCCCAACCTCGATGATTCGCAGGTGCTGAAGGCCATCTTGGTGGCGTTGGGGAATGTCACAGCCGGAGGAGGGGGTGGTGGAGGATCAGGCAATGTCGTTGGACCAGCCAATTCTACTGATGGAGATGTGGCCCTGTTCGACGGGGTTACTGGTAAACTTATCAAAGACGAAGGAATTGCTTCGGACAACTTGGCTCTACGCAATGTCCCCAACGCCTTCGCCGCCGATGGTGCCGCATCCACCCCTGCGATGGCTCTAACTGGCTCAGTGTTCTCTGGGGGGAATACCACCACGACTAAGCCGTTGGCCCTAATTGAACCGGCTGGAACCACATCCACGGGATGGGACACGGCGGGCACAGGGATTGGCGTCAACCTGCCCACAGCTTTTGATGGCAATGCGATGGACATCCAGAAGGAAGGGGTATCTGTGGCGAGGTTTCGGCCTGACGGGGCTTTGTTTGCCAACAGTGTTGCCATAAATTTAATCTATGATTCGTCAGGTATCAATGCCATCATCAACCCAGCCGTCTTGGCCGGGGTATATGGCATAACCTCACCGGCTTTTTCTCTCGCGGGTCCGATGGCTTGGGGAGCATCTCAGGTTTTGGCTGGGGACGGCGCGGTTGACTTAATCACCACCGTAACAAAATTCACCAGTTCGGGCGCAAATGCCTTGACCTTGGCGGACGGCGAAGATGGTCAGATGAAAGTTATTGTATCTGTTGCTGCGGGGGCCGGGGTACTCACACCGGCTACCCCCCTCGGCTTCACCACTCTGACTTTCAACAACGCAGGAGACACAGTGACTCTGATCTTCAACATCGGCATTGGTTGGGCGGTGCTTTCATCCAAAGGCACGGTAATTGCATGAACTCTAAGTCCCAACCCCCACCCACCAAGCATGTGATCTCCCTGCTCTCTCAACTTGGGTTTGAATAAATCCCCTGCCCAGCCATGGCCACAACATTCTTCCCAATGATGCTGGACGATTCACGGGCTGCCGCTTCTATGCGGCCACCGGTGGAGACAGCCATCGCGGCCCAAGAGGAGGCCATCGCCGCGCAATTGCAGGCGGAGGAGGCGCAAAGAAAGGTGCTGGCCTTGCAGGTCGAGGAATCTGGTTTGCCCCGTCCCATTGACTGCGGAGGAGCGATTGAAGGCTGCATCGGATGCAGTTCAATTGGCGAATGAAAAACTCATCGAACATGCCGCCAAATGACAGAGGTTGAACAGCAAGAAATGAGGGCTGAAAACGTCCGGCTGCTACAGCAAAAGGCTGAGGCCGATGCTGAATGGCATAAAGAACTGCGCGCAACGCTCAAGGCTCAATCGTTGAAGTTGATCGAGATCGAGCACAACACCTCGGATTTACCAACCATTCGTGCCGAATTGCGTGAGCAAGACAAACGGATCAAACGGCTAGAAGATTTGGCTACAAAGATGATTGCGGGCATATCAGTTGCATTGGCAATTATCGCCGCCCTTTGGAAACTCATCGACAAACTCTGGTCGTAATACCTATGGAATCACAGCCGCCGATCACGATCTTGCGCCCCTTAAAAAAGCGCACCGTCATCATTGCGATCAACGGCATCCGTACAGCGAATGACCCTGATGCATGGCCCCGCCATTTTGACCAGTGGGTTGACACAAACATGGACGACGGAATTGTCGCGGAGAGATTCGAGTACACATGCTCGGCTTCACTGCGATTCTGGGGCCAGCGCAAGAGAGTCGATCAACTGCTTCTTGAGATCAACCGCTACAAGAACGACGAGCGATTTGATACCGACATTGTTCTCGTGGGCCACAGCAACGGTTGTGACATAGTACAGCGCATCCTAAATCTCGGCATCCATGTGCGTGAGATCCATCTTTTCTCCCCTGCTGCACACGCCGAGGACTTCGCCCGCGCTATCGAATCCCACACTTTTAAGCGGATGTTTATTTACGGCAGCAGTCACGACGAGTGGCTGACGGTAGCGAGAGATTCAAGGCTGATTGCCAAGGCTGTATCTTTCGTGATTGGACTATTCAGGTTCCCACCCATTGGCTACGGCTGGCTGGGGCTTGAAGGCGCGGAGTTCGCCTCAAAATATCCAGGCATCGTTAAAGACTGCTCCATCAACTATTACCTGCATGGAACATGGTTNGATGATAACAAATTTGAGGGGACNATGCGCNTGTTNCAGGCGAATTACCTCTCTTCACAAACCACACCACCAAACACATGAAATCCATCCTCACAATCCTCGCCGCCTGCCTCTGCTCCTGTGCCAACGGCCCCCTGACTAAGCAGCAAGCCGCTGCCGATGCCCTCGCCGTCGCTGCTGCCGCTGCCAATGGGTTCCTCGCTGGCGGACAGTCCGGCGCTCTGCTTGGCCTCACCACACAGGAAGTGGCCAACCTGAACGCTCTGGCTGCCAAGGCCAAAGTGACAGCTGCCGCCAACCCAGCACCGGCAGCCCCATGAACGATTATCAACGAGTCCAAGCATTGCCGGGGTGGTTCGATGCCATCAAGCCGTTCAGTGAAGCCTTTCAACGGGGTGTCCTGTTCGTGCTGGCCCACGAGAATGTGTACCACCCTGACGGTACTGTGGCCACTGAGTTTGATCCTCATGACCCAGGCGGCACAACTCGCTACGGCATTGATGCTGCCAGCCACCCCCATCTGGACATCGAGAATCTGACACTCGAAGAAGCAGTCGCGAATTACCACAGTCATGAATGGCAGGATGCCCATGGTGACGCGTTGCCGGAGCCACTGGCAATATGTCATTTTGACGGCACCGTGAACATTGGCACTGTGCCAAGTACGGAGATGCTCCAGAGAGCAGTCGGGGCAGAAACAGATGGCATCATTGGTGCTGCCACAATTAGGCTGGCTCAGGTCAACCCCAAGACCGAGGCTGCCTTGATGCTCCAATACCGAGCCACCTACTACACCCATCTTCGTCAGTTCCCTCGCTACGGCAAGGGATGGCTCCAGAGAGTGGAAGACCTGCGACAATTCATTTCCGTTTGAACCGCACCCGCACAGCCGGGTAGTCGGTGGCAAGGATCTTCTCCAGCTCGGCCTTGGCCTCAAGGTACCCCGTGCTGCCCCGGCTGAACACACTGCATAGGTGGATGACGGCCTTGGTGGTGGTGGCGTCGAACTTGTTCTCCTGGCAGAACCGCAGGGGTGTGATGGCCCAGTCCGAGTCTTGGGTGCGCCACGCCGTCTTGGTCTGCTCGTACATGGACAGGCCGAGATCACAATAATGGATGGCCTTCTCAAGGTCTTCACGTCCATGTTTCATCTTGTGGCGCGAGATGTACTTGATCACGTTGGCCATGCAGTAGGGCAGTTGGTTGCGCTCGCTGAACTCCACCGGCTGGATGGGCATGTCCTTGTAGTGCTGCCCACCGACCTGTGTGGCCAGAGGGTTGAAGGTGGTGGACTCACCGGTCAGGGGGAGCGGGGTTTGCACTTCTTGGTATCGGCGTTTCATAAGATCAATATGCTAAAATGTCATCTTCTTCCAAAAGGTCTGAGTCATCGCTAATCTCAACCACACCGCCACCACGGCGGAACGCCTCAAGGCTTTGCAGTGCTGTGAGCAGGGTGTTCTCACTGGCAGCCTTGTTCTCCAGCGCCAGGGCCACGGCGTAGTCCACGGTGCCGGGGCACATCAGCCGCCACAGGTTGACCTTGTTCTGCTGGCCACGCCGGAACAACCGCCCCAGCATCTGCTCGGACTTCTCGCGGCTGTAGGTCTGGGAATACCAGATCAAGTTGCACCCGCCATCCTGCATGTTGAGGCCGTGGGCCATGGAGGCTGGGTGGGCCACCAGTTGAGGAATCTTGCCCGCGTTCCACCGTGCCAGCATCTGCACCTGTGCCACCTTGTTCTTGTAGTCGGAGAAGAACTCGGCCTTGGGCAGAGCCTTGCGCAGCCGGTCAACCTCGTGCTGGTAGGCGTAGCCAATGAGGGTGGGGGCATTGATCCGCTTCACCGTCTCCACGAGAGCCTTGACCTTCTTGTCGTGGATCTGATGCACCAGCCGGTCCTCGTCATAGGTGGCCCCACTGGTGAACTGCATCAGTTTGGTGATGAGGGCGGCAGCAT